GCGGAATGTGTTGGTCGTGCCGGTGACTGCCGTCGAATAGGTTTCGACCAGCGTGCCGTCGAGCCACACGTAGAACTTCTGGCCCACCGGATCATACGCACCGCCAAAAATGTGCTCCGTGGTGTAGCTGATCGCGCCGGTTTGCGCGGTCTGCACCAGGACGTTGTAGGCGCCCGCCGTGAGCGAGGCGGAGCATGGCGAACAGGTAAGCGCCGGCCCCCACGTCATCGTGGTCGAGCCGTTGGTCAGCGTCGCCGGGTAGAGGTTCTGGCTGGAGGTCGTGAAGGCATTGAACGTCGATTGCGAGTCGCCGGCCCACGGTGCTGTGAGGGTACAGCCGTGCGCGCCGGTCGAAGGCGCAACGGTACACGTGACGGGGATGCCGGGGCTCGAACTGCCGCCCCAGTTGATGTAGGTGCCGCGCAGGAAACCGGACTGGTCGGTGCCGTGGCCGTTCTCGTTGATGTCGAACTCGTGCCACTGCTCGTAGGCGGCCGGAAATGGGCTGCCGGGCTCGTCGCCCTTCGCCGCATTGTGCTGCCATGGCTGCACGAAAAGCGCATCGAAACTGTCCGCATTGTCGGTCGGGATCGTGTACGCGGCCTCGAAATAAAAGCCCTTCGAGCCGATGGCGGGCGGGAGCTTACCGAGCAGCCCGGTGATGTTCGTGGTGTTCTGCGACGCCGTGATGGTCATCACCGCCGCATTGCCCGACGTGTAGTAGAGCGCGAGCTGGCCGGTGCCCGAATCGGTGCCGAACGCGGCGGACGTGGGCTGGCCCGAATACGCGGCGATGCCCGCATACCAATTGGCCTTGGTCGTGCCGCGGCTGAACACGAGGTCCGCGAATACCGGGAAGTCGGTGTACGCATTGTGCGTGTAGCCGAGCAGGGCCGCGCCCGGTGGGATCGGGGGAGTGCCGACGACGTTCCAGCGCACCCCGTCGCACGTCATGCGCCCCATGTCGGTCGTGAGCGCCGATGCGCCGGCATTGCTGGCCGGGGGGTAGCTTGCAATGATCTGCGTCGAAGTGAATGTGCCGGGAATGAAGCTCGAGGCGCACGGAGCGCCGGCATCGCCCAGCGCCGCGCTCGCGGACCAGGTAACGCAATGCCCGGCGGTGCTTGAGTTGATGACCGGGATACCGGCAGCCGCCAGGGAGGTCGCACCCGTGCCGCCCGAGCCCGCGGGAACAGTGTAGCCGGACGCGAGCGCATTGGCCGTGACGACGCCGCTACCAGTCGGCGCGAGACTCGCCCCCGTACCGACGATCAGCGAGGCGACGGTGTTGGTGCCGCTGGTAACGGAGCTGAACGCCGGCGAGCCGCCCCCCGTGCCGCACGGCGTCCAGTTGGCAATGACGCCGTTGGTGCCCAGGCAATCGCCGGAGAAGCCGGTCTGTCCGGGCAGCAGCGCGTTGATCGCCGCCGTCGCCGTATTCGCACCCGTCCCGCCGCTCGCAATCGGCACCGCCGATAGGTTGCCGAGGAACGTGTAGACGCTGATCCAGTTGGTATTGTCCTTGCCGAAGGCAAGCCATGCCGGGTCGCCCTGATTGCCGGTGCCGGGGTTGGCGACCGTGTTGCAAGGCGTGGCCGGTACTTGAATGCAGTTGATGATCTGCTGCGAGAACGCAGGCGCAGCCGTGAACAGGCCGAGCAGTGCGAGAAGCTTGACGAAATTTTTCATCGGGTACGGGCTCCGATTTGACGCAGGGCGCCGGGCGGCGCAACCGAGATGCCGCCCGTTTGCTCCACGATGAATGCCTGGAAGTCATTGGCGAGCGCGCGAAGCGCGTCAGGGTTCACGCCGTCGAACACAATCGAGCCGACGTAATCGCCATTGCTCATGGTGTAGATGAGTCGGTTGATGCCGCCGGCCAGGAGCGCCGTGCGCTTAAGCTCCAGGCCGGGAGGATTTGCAGCAGGTGTCGTCATGAGAGTCCCCAGATATTCGGTCCGTAGTTTTGAGCCATCCCCATGTACGCACGGCCATACGGAGTCTTGAGCGTTTGCAGATCGAACAGCGTCAGGTGCTGCATCATCTCGGGATTCAAGATCGAAACCGCCGTGCCTTGATCGCTGCCGCTCGCGGCAACGCCCACGCTCACATCGTAAATCTTGAAGTTCTTGCGCAATTCCTGCCAATACGATTGGCCGGTCTGGTCAGGGGATATGTTGATGAGACGATCCGCCGCGAGGTTGTACACCGCAAAGGCGTACATGCCGCACGGCAGATCGCAATTCACAAGGTCGATGGCGATCAGGAACGATGCGAGCACCCATTGATAGGGCACGCTGCCGGTGACGGGATTGCCGCTGCTATCGACGAGATTGTTCCCGCCGCTATCGGTGACGATGCCCCATGCGCCGCTCGTGGAAATCCAGTTGCCGTTGGCATCGATTACCGGATTGCCGTTCGCATCGACCAGAATCGACGTGAACAAATTGGGCGAGAGAACCTGCGGTGGCAACCCTACTTGAGCTTGCAAGAATTGCAGGTACCCGTACCAATTTGGATACACGTTCGACATGGAATCAGGCCGCGCTCTTGCGCCCGCGACCGGAGGGCGTCTTGCCTTCCTCCGCGACTTCGACCACGTTGTTGAGGCGGGGCGTGTTGCCGTTAACTTCCTGAGCACCCTTTTCGGCGACCTGAACGTCGGTCTCGCGCAGATCCTTGAAGGGCGCATCATCCTGCGCGGCGACTTCGCGCATGTTGCTCGCGATCTGGAGCGCGGTGTTGGTCTGGCGCTGCTTGTTTTCCTCGGTGCGTACCTTGTCGTTGGTTTCCAAGCGCTCGAGGATCTCCTCGATCGGGACCGGATTGTCCTGCCGATAGCAGAGGCCTTGGAAGCCGCGCACGGTATTCAGATCCTCAAAGCGGACGATGTGCGGGTGCTGCTCGAGGATGTTCTTCACATCGGGGCCTTCCAGCGCCTTATCGTTGCCGATGCAGATTTGTCCACCGAGCGGGATGGGAAGCCGGCGCAGCTCGCCGTACTTCGGTTTGATGATGCCGTCCTGATTTTCCCCCGAGAAATCGCGGAGTTTCGGACGCCATACGAATTCGTGATTTTGCTTCGTCGTGTTCGCTATGAATAGCTTCATTGGTAAGTCCCCAGTTGAAAAGAAAAGCGGGGCTTACGATGCCCCGCTGAACGCCTTGAAGGAAGGTTGTCGATCAATAAGGCATCGAGATCAGCTGCAAGCACTCCGGTCGCACGACCCAGCCCGGGCTCGCGCGCATCTCGGTGAGCACATCGATCGCGCCACCGGGGAGCGGAGTCGGGATCTCGAGCGGCGCCACCATGTCGGTGTACAGGAGCGAATTGTCATTGAAGCCCTGCGAGAGCTTCGCAAACATGTTCGTGTCGAGCGGCTGCTTCAAGTGCGGCTCGATCTCCGGCATGATCAGGATCACCAGATCCGTGCCGCCCGTTCCCTGGCCGATCAGCGAGTCGTCATAGGCGAACTCGACCACATCGTTACCGGCTTCGATCCCGATCTGCTTGAGCATCTCGAGAGTCGACCCCGTGCCTGCGCCCGGCCGCTGGTAGGACGTGAGCTGCACCACGTTGTACTCGAAGATACCGAGGATGCGTTGCGGACCCAGGAACGTGAACCGCCGGGGCGTGCCCAGCTGGTACGTGCGGGTCTTGATCGCGAGGATCTGCTGCGCGAGAAACAACGCCATCTGACCGGAGTCATAGTTGTGCGCCGCGGTGTCGCCGAAGGTGTCCGGCGGCAGGGTGATGGTGGTCGCGCCCGGGGTGTTGACGATGCCCTCGCCGTATCCTGGGAGCGCCCCGTAGAGCGTGCGGTCACGGAGCAGCAGGTGATGGCCCTGCTGCATGGCGTACTTGTACGCCTCCGGCAGTCCCAAGCCCCATTTCGACGCCATCGCCGTGTCGTGGTGGTCGTACTCCGTGCGGATGCGCTGGTTGTACGTCGGGCACTGGATCATGCCCATCACGATATTGGGATTGGGGACCACGTTCCCGGTGGCCGGGTTTTGCAGCATCGTGGTTCGCACCTGGGCGGTGCGGATGTAGATCATCTTGTCTTCGCTGTCGAGTTGCACGCGGGGATTGCCGCCCGCGAGAGTGCGAGTGTAGCCAGACGCCTGGTTGACACTCATGATGATATTCGGCTCGAAGTGACTCGGCGATACCGTCAGTACGGAAGGTGCTATGAGACCCATGATTGATTTTCCTCAGTTGAATTTGGTGACGATGGCCGATCAGATCTTGATCAGTGCGGCGTAGCCGGCGTAGTTCCAGCTGTTGCCACCCGATGCGACCACTTGGGCGTTGCCGTTCGTGACCACATCGACGACTTGCACGCCGATCGCGGTGCCGCCCGGGGCAGACAGCAGCACCTGGTTCGTGTAGTCCCAGTACGTCGCTGCATTCCACGCGGCGCCCTTGTAGGCAGCGGCCACGCCGCTCGAGCACTGCACCCAGATCTGGGCGCCGGAGCCGAGCTCGAAGAAGTTGATGGCACCGCCCGGATTCGTGCCGTTGCCCGCGCCGGCCTGGGGCACCGGGTTGGAGACGGACGGATTCAGGATGGTGGCGAGCGACTGATTCCAGACGGTGAAGCCCAGAAGATTCGCCTGGGAGCTCGCGAGGGTGAGCATTGCTTTGAGCGACTGCGCTTCGACGCCGGTCGCAGGGCCGTTGATGACGATGCCCATTCCGCCCCAGAGCGGGGTGGTCTGGGCGGGCGCAACGAGACCCGAGCGCAAGGAATTGCGAAGCGCCGGATCGTCCTGGAAGAAGCCCTGAATGGCTCCATCCGAGGTTGCGTAGAACGTGTTCGGGGCTACAGTCACCTGCGCCGGGTTGTAAGTCAGAGACATGGTTTAACTCCTAAAAAGGAAAAAGGTGGATGGCGCGGGTGGTTACTGGAGACGAGCGGAGCCGGGTGTCAGGATCTTGCGCACGTACTGGATCGGGGGATTGAACTGATCCCAGCACGCATTCGGATCGCCGGTGTACTTCGTGATCTCCCGACCCGCGGCATCGCGAATCTTGTGCGGGAGCAGCACGCCCGGAGTGATCGTGGTCGGATGGGTGGCCTCGGCGAGCGCATCGTTGAAAATGGCGTCCTCCACCAGATCCATCGTCATCGAATCCTTGATCTCGGTGAGCTTCGCGTCCTTGATCTTGGGATTCTTCGCAAGGCTCTGATACTTCGAAGCCAGGCGCGCGCGATAGTCGATCTCGGTCTCACCGACATTCGGCGCTGGCGCACCGCTCGCATCGCGGAAGGCCTGGTACACCCGCTCCCACCGTGACTGGTAGGTGGACAGGCGCGCGCGCACATCGGGCGGCACTTCGACCACGCGAGCCTTCATCGCCGCGGCCACCGCCGCATCGACTCGAGCCGTGATTGCGGCGCTATCGAGGCGCATCGCATCGGCACGAGCCGCATCCGCCTTCTTGCGCTCCTCCTCCTCGGCATCGCGTTTCGCGGCATCGGCCCGCGCGGCGTCCGCCTTTTTCTTCTCCTCAGCCTCTGCGTCCGCACGAGCGGCATCGGCCTTTTTCTTTTCCTCTTCCTCAGCATCGCGACGGGCGGCATCGGACTTCTTTTTTTCCTCCTCCTCCGCATCGCGCTTCGCGGCGTCCATCTTCTCCTTTTCCCAGGAATCCATTTTGGCGCAGGCAGCGTCGAGCTTCTCGCGGTCGGCCTTCTGGGCTGCTTTGATGGAGTCGAGACCCGACATAATCGCGTCGAGCTTCTCCGAATCTTTGATGTCGGGCATGTGATTTGTCCTATGTGGATGTTGTGACTAAAGAATGCGATCAACCAAATCGTTTAACTTAAGCTTGCGCAGAATCAGATCGAGCGGAGATTGCTCCTCGTCGACCCCAGCATCGACCGATTCGACGCCGGCGAGTGGTCCGCCTTTGTCCCAAACACCGGGCTCCAAAAGGATCGCAAGGTGATCCAAAAGGAAGGGTTTGTCCTCGATCAAAATCGGTTTGCCATCGGGGCCAGGAGTCTTGTTTCCCAGGCAGAGCACGCCGGGTGAAGTCGACATGTCCTCGTTTTCGAGCAGCTTCGCGGCGTGCATGTCGCGGATCTTCGCGATCCCCCACACCTCTTCGACTTCTGGCTTGAGGTAGGGCACGAAGATCGTCCCCACGATGCGGTCGCGGAACTCCTCCGTGTTGAGCATCGTTTTCTTTGGGTGGCGGAAGATCACCTCGAGCCCATTGCAGCGTTCGAGGAATTCGGCGTTCATGTAGATGGACGAGTCGCGCCAGACGAACTCGCCCACCTGGGGCCGGTAGCTCATGCCGGTCCCCGTGATCCGCAGCGCCACCAGCATCATGTCCTTGCCGTAATACTGCGGCGAGGTGAGATCCCCGTCGCGGATGGCCTTCGCCACCCCGAGCTCGTCCATGGTCAGGCGCGCGATGGCGATGCGGGAGCCAGGATGCAGGGTGTTCAGATTCAGCGCAGCCGTGCGCGGGAACCAGCCCCAGTCATCGTGCTCATCGTTCAAGGTCGGCGTGAAAGGCTCTGGCACCCGCACGATGAACGTCGTGAAGTCGATGCCGTCGCGGATCCGCCGCGTCCAATAGGTGAGTGCGCCGGTGAACTCCACGCCGGCCTCTTCCTTCAGTTCGCGCCGTGCCGCGGTTTCGTTGTCCTCGCCGTCCTCGAGCCCGCCGCCCGGGAACGCCCAGTCGCCCACATGGTCGCCGTCCTGGGCGGCTTTGGCCGCGCGCAGCATCAGCAACACCTTGTTGTCGGGTGTCACGAACATGATCCCAGCGGCTTTCACGTCACCGCCGCCCACACGCTGTTCAACTCTTGAACCGCCTTGAGCGTGGAGTCGATCTTGGCGCTGAAGTCCTCGCCGGCCTTCGAATAGGCAATGGCCACCGCTTGCTTCTGGGGTTTGCCCGCGTTCATCTCAGTGGCGACGTTGTGCGAGAACGCCTCGCGGCTCTTACCGGGTTCCAAGGGCATAACTAGGGCATTCCTATGCTATTTGGCGAATGGCCGCGCGGGCCTCGAGCAGCGCTTCCTTGCCCTTGGCGGTCAGCATGTCCCGGGGCAGATCGCGCAGCGCGTAGATGAATTCGTACCAACACGAGCAGAAAATTTCTTCGCCCGGCTGGGTGATCTGGTCCGAGAAACCGACACTGCCCGGCTTGACGAAGCCGCGCTGCAGGGCCCAACTGCCCCGCAACAGGTACACCTTGCCGTCACGTGCGACATGCTCCGGCCGCGCATCGTAGGAAGGCGGCCCGCGCTTGACGTGATGCCACCGGCCGGCAATCGCCCCGCCATCGACCGCGATCACCTCATTGATGGCCGCGGTCAGCTTGTGGCCCTGATCGATGATGACGCGCCGCTCCTCGAAGGGCAGCGATGCGATCCCCCGGCGGATCTGTTTTTTGACTTCTCGGCGCTTGCCGACTTCGGTACCGCCCGCCGGCACCGAGGAGGCCCAGCCTGCGAAGCGCTGCAAGGTGCGCGCAATGGAGGCCTCGCGGTTCAACCGAATCAGGCCCGCCGAGGCATGGATCTTCTGATCGAGCAGTTGCCGCAGCTTCGGCCTCACCTGCCTGAGCGTGAAGGCGCTCACGCCCGGGTGCACCTCGAGGATCTCGCGGTCGGACGTGGCGCGCTTGAAGGTGCGCTGCAGAAGGGTCTGTAGGGCCGCGCTCAGCTTCTCCTCCGAGAGAAGCGAGATCTCCGCGGTGGCTGCCAATCGTTTCAGCCAGCGGTCCAGGCGCTCCTGGGAGTCGAAGCCGTACTCCAGCAGGTCATCAATCGCGGCGTTCAGGATCCCGTAGAACCCTGCGGGCTGCGCGACCTTCGCCAATGACTTAGGCCGGGACGGCGGGGGGAAGCGTGCGCTGGCGCGCGATGGCGCGCTCGCGGGGGCTGGTCAGCCGAGCGGCGGCCTCGCGGAGCTTGGCGATCTGCACATTGATCTGCGCGACACTGTCGCCGGCGTCCTTGAAGCCCTTGCCGAAACTGCCTTCTGCCGGTTCGAGCGAGGCCTTGTGCGCCTCCTCCTGGCGCTCGGCATTCTCTTCCTGGAATTCCTCGAGCGCCTCCCAGTCGAGTTCGAGCTCGTGCGGGAAGAGGCGCTTGTTCTCGCCGAAGCAGTCGGCCGCCCACTGAATGAGCTTGGACTTATTCTCGGCATCCAATTGAGGTAGGAGGGTATTCAAGATGGCCACCACGGCCTCGAGCTTGACTTCCTCCTTTTTGATTTCTTCGGACTCCGGCTCGATCAGGAGCGAGGGCCACTCCGCCTGAAAGGCCTGGCGCCACTGGGAGAAGGCGGTGAACCAGTCGATGCCGCCCCATTCTTCCGGATACTTGGCCTGGATGACGGTCTTGTACCAGAGCGGATTCCACGCCCGGTACTGCGCGATATTGTTGAACCACACGTACACGGGCCGCATCTTGATGCGAATCGATTCGATGTACTGGGCATTGCGCTTCGAATCCTCGGTGCCCTCACCGAAGCCCGAGACCATCGTTTCCTGGTCGAGCATCTTCGCGGGCATGTCCGCCGCGGCCTCGATATTTCGGATGATGTTGTTGCGCGAGTAGCTGCCGGCGCCGTCGACGTTGGTCATGTCGATGGTGGCCACATCCTCATCGGTGCCGATCGAGAGCACCTGGCCGGACGTGGCGAACTTGAGGAGCATCCGCTTCCACGCGGCAAGCTTCAGCATCGCGTTGTTGATGACCGAGCCGGGGGACTTCTGCTTCGCGATCAGAAGCGCGAGCTTCGACTGGATCATGTCGTCGGCGATCATCGAGCGCAGGAACGACTTCATGGCAAAGAGCGCGCGCATGTAGACCGATCGGCCGACGAAGCCGAAGGCGGAGCCGGTGTACTGGATGAACACCGGATTCTCGTTCATTACCACCTTGAAGCGGGAGGGGTGATAGGACTCGCCACTGGTCGACACGCGCACCGGCCGCTGGAAGCCGGGGTCATTCGGATTCTGCGACAGCACCAGCGAGCCCGATGTGTTGAGCGGATCCAGGACATTGAAATACACGTCCTTATCCCAGATTTTGTCCATCTCCACCGGGACATTGGAGGGCACGTCTTTCACGCCCAGGATGACCGTGGAGATGCCGTACACGCGGGCGAGAGCGTGGACATTCAGGATGTGCTGGTCCGCTTCCATGGCGGCCCACTGATCGGTGAAGGCCTTGACCGCCTCATCGGGCGCCCCCTGGATCGTGACTTTGCGCTCCTGGGATTGCGCGAGCTTGATCGGGCCCTCTGCCATCTTGCCGCCGAGCGGGTGGTAGATGTAGATCGTCTTGCACAACTGGTAGGAGGGCTCCGTGCCGGGCTGGATATCCTCACCCATCAGCATCTGCATCAGCGGGCTTTCCGCCCCGCCACCATAGGACAGCACGAGCTCCGAATACTGGTTGCTGCCGGTGTCGCCGCTCAGACTACCCATCCACACACCCCACAAATTGATCGTTGAAACCGCGCACGCGCAGCACGTCGTAGATTGCGCGCGCCTGGGCGGTTGCGCCGTTCTGGTCGGTAAACTGGAACATCACCTGCTTCGGCTCATATAGCCGGGTGAAGGAAATCAGCGAGTTGGATACGGCCGGGATCTGGATCTGAGTCGTCTGCACCAAAATGCCGGTCCATGGGATGATCATCGCCCCGGACACCACATCATCCAGGCGCCAGCGTAGCGCCAAGGGCGCGAACTGCGTGCCGAGGCCATTGCCGCCCACGACGGGTGGTGTGAACACGGCAAAGTTCACATAGCACGCGTTTTGCTCGAGCACGCACGTGCGGGCGCCGGCGAGCGCGTTCTGGCTCTGCACGGTGACCGTCGCATAGCCGAATTGGCCGGGGGGCAGCGTCATTGGCTGAACACGGCCCAGAGCACGACGATGATAAAGATCAGCAGAATGGTTGCGCCGGCCCGATCAACGTGTGGGTCTTCTGGTGTTTGCATAATTCAGAATCCCTCCGGATTGCCTAGAGCGATAGAAACTCCATAGCAGAAGGTGTCAAGCAAGTCGTCCGCGCCCTGGTCGCCGGTCGACGGGCTGAAGTTCAGCACCTGCGTAAGCATGTGGTTCTGGACGAAACCCTTGTACTCCACGACCTTGTCGTAGGCGTTGCGGGAAAACTTTACCTTGCCCGCGTGGATGTAGCCGGAGACGTTGACCGCCCGGCCGGCCTTGCCGAGCGCCGTCATGTCGCTTTCAATCGCCGTGACCGGCCAGCCGTGGTTGTGGCTTTGCTGGATCAGAACGATGCCGGAGTCCTTGTCCTCGACGAACACGCCCACGGAGCCCTGCAACACCTGGAATTCATGGGTGAGGGCCTGGAGCCGCCCGAGCACGGCATTGGGCATCCACTCCTCGAGGAGCGCGGCCTCGATCTGCGTGATGTTCCAATCGAGCAGCACGAGCGGCGGCTTATCCACGTCCGCCGGGCGCAGGCCCCAGAATGCGACGCCGACACCATCATGCGTGGAGCCGGTCTTCGAGGCCGAATCGACCACGGCGAAGACCACGTCCAGGACACCGATCTCCTCCTCCGGCTCGCCGCGGTACGCGATGCGCTCCACCGAGCCGCCGAAACCATCGTCCGTCTCGGTTGTATCGACGCGGTAGCAGAGGTGCTCTTTGGTGAAGAAATTACCGCCAACGGCGGTTGGGGCCTGCATGTATTGGCTCGCAAAAACGTAAGGGGATGCCTTCTGCATCTTCCTGAGTTTCTCGATCGGATGCTTTTCGGGCCAAAGCGCTGTGCCGTCGTCCATGATCGCCGGCAAGCGAAGATGTTCCCATTCCTCACCATTTCGCCCGGCGCGCAGCCAGGCAGGCAAGTCTTCCACATGCAAACAATGCGCAATCACGATGATCGGCGTTGTCGCCCAATTCAATCTGTTCTCCACGGTCTGTTGGAAGTTCCGAATGACCTTCTCGCGCACCGGGCCGAATACTTCGTCGGGCTTGTGGGGGTCATCGACGATCAGCGCGCCGCCAAAGCCGTCCCGCATCTTGCCGGCGCCGAGACCGGTGACGGTGCCGCTCGTACCCGCGGCATACACCCGGCCACCCTGCGCGGTCTGCCAGTCTCCCGCGTGCTCGCGCGTGAGGGCGAGCTCCGGGAAGATGCCGTGATAGGCGGCTGACTTGACGTTTCGGAGCGCCTCGGCGGTCTTATCTTCGGCAAGCGTCGAGCCGTAGGACAGGTAAATAAACTCCGAATCCGGGACGTGCCCAATCGTCCATTCGATGAAGTTCTCCACCAGCTGCGTCTTCGAATACCGCGGCGGCATCGAGATGATCAGCCGAAGGATCAGGCCTTCGAACACGGCCTGCAGATACTTTGCGACGATCGCGTGGTGGCGGGCCCGCTGCCACTTGATGCCTGAATTGCGCAGCATGATCCAGCGCGAATAGAACTCGAAATCCTTCCGAGCCTTCCAGTTGCCGACCGCGATATCCTTGTCGGAGAACCGCGTGATGATGCGCTGACGTTCCGGCTCCGCGCGTTTGGCCGCGTTGCGCTTGAGCTCCTCGAGCCGGCTGATCGGACCGGCTAAGGCATCCGTCATACTTCGTCGTCGAGTTTCTTCTCGATCAGTTTCCGCTCATCTTCCTTGATGATGTAGGTATTGCCGGCGGGCGGGTCGATCGGATTGCCGTCCTTGCCCAACTGCTGCACCTGCTGGCGCACCAGCGTCTGTTCCGACATGCCGGCGAACACGGCGAGAATCCACTTGATGGCCCAAGGCTCGCCATTGTTAGCGGCCTCGCGGACCTTGGTCAGCGCGTGCGTTACCTGCTCGATGTGCCCGCGCTTCAGATCGTCACGGTAGTAGCGCTTCAGCGTCTTCAGGCCGATGCCCACCATAAACGCGATCTTGTCGTGTGGCAGGCCTGCCTGCGCAAACATCGTGACGATCTTCTGATCGTGCTCCGTCTTTACGTAGCGGGGGCGGCCGGGCTTCCTGGCGCCGGTTGAATTATGGTCGATGGTCTCAGGCATACACTCACGGTCTCAGTGCCTTCAGCTTGTCGGCGAGCGCCTGGCCATTCTGATAGCGGTTCTGATCCAGGCCCTCTTGCTCGATGAACTGATCGACATGGGCCCCGGATGGGAAAATGAATACAAGGAAATGCTCGCTCGAGGCCTTCTCTCGATGTTGAGCTCTTTTTCGCGGGCCTCGTCCACATCGATCACGGCCACGTGCAGCGTGTAGTCGCTGGTCTCGGCGATATCGTCGAGGAGGCCGATCCGCTGGTGGCCGCCCACGATATTCTTCGAGCGGTGGTTCCATGTGATCGGGGCGACCAGTCCATGGCGCTTCAGCACCTCGCGCAGCTTCGACTTCTCGTGATCGGAAATCTTGCGCGGGTTGTAGACCGCGTTCACGAGCTCACTGCGGTGGATCTCCACCACATGGTAATTCTCGAGGCCGAGTTCCCGCAGGGTCTTCGGCGGGCTCGTCGCGTCCTTGCGCTTGGCTGCGGTGCTCATCACTCATCCCCCAATGCTTGATCGAATTCCCGCATCCACTCGCGGAGGTGAAGCATCAGGAGGCGGGCCCGGTGCTTCTGCTTGTCGCTCATTTTCTTGGCGAGCGACTGTGGGCTGTTGTGGCCGGCAATCGCCCAGGCCACGCTGAGCGCCCGCTGCATCCTCTCCCAACCGGGGCAATCCTTCAACTCGAGGCGACCAGCGATATCCAGTCCCGAGCCTTCATGATTTCCCCGTTGCATCCAATGCCTGTTGCTCCAGCCGGCACTGATTGCAGAGGAGCGGGCCGCCACAGTTGGCGGTGTAGTCATCGTCGCGCTTGTGGACGTGCCCGTGATTCTGATAGGGCGGATCCAACGCCTCGTGATCCTCACGCCAGTGCCATGGCGTGATTCCCACGATGCGGGCATTCATTTCAGGTTGGAGCCCCGTAGACCCGGGGCATTGCATCCTACGTCTTGGTGGCCTTTCGGCCCTGCGCGCTGGTGTGAATTTGAGGTGGCGGCCGGAGAACGTGGGTCGATCTTATCGCCGGTCAGGCGCGATTGTCCAGTCATGTCCCGAACCACT